TTATCTTCCCGCGTACATCATGGGAGACACGGAAACCATCCCGCCGTTTCTTCCCAGGTACACACCGGATGCCGGTTTTGGGGCACCGTTCACACCGACATACAGATTGGACTGCCCTACCTCAGTGACCGTACCTTCCACCCATTGGGAGTAGTACTCACCGTAACCTCTGTAGGTCCGAACCCGGTATGCCGCCGCAGTCCACTCCCCTGCGGTATCGGTGAAGCTGTTGGACTCCCCTGCGTAGATCAGCTCCCATTCTCCGCCGTCAACGGATCGCTGAAGCTGGAAGATCCCTGTCATGTCAAGGAATGTGCCCCATTTCACCTGAACCGGACATCCTCTCACCGGGGGAGTCCAGGTCAGGTCATAGGGGATATAGTGTCCGCCGTTGTCCGATACCGTCAGAACCGGGGACATCATCTCCGCCACTGCCTCGTAGTCGGAACCCCGGTACAGGGCGGATTCCGCATTGCCGTAGTATGCCACAACATAGGTATAGGTAAGCAGATCCCCTGTCGCGTACGGTGAGGAAAGAACATGCCACGCATTGCCGCCGTTTTTCTCCTCAAGCGTCAGCGTCTGCTGAACCTGCCAGCCCCACAGATAGTTTTTGCGGTTTGCCCATACCCCCAGCAGGGCGGGATATTTCCCCTCGGGAGCATACATCGTACACAGGACGGCGCTTTCGCTGACACGCTGTGCCCCGGACGGGAGAAAATCCGCCGTGGGTGCGGGATTCCCGTACACAGTCCCCCATGAGAATGACGCGGTATTTCCGAGGTTGGTGCCGCCGTATGTCACCGCCGCACCGTTCAGAGTGATCCGCTGAATCCCGCCGTTATAGGGGAACGTGACCGATCCGCTGTTGGTCGCCCCCACGGACACAGTCTGCACGGTGTTTCCGTAATATACATCCACATCGTACAGGCTTGCCACAGTGACGGCTCTTGGATTCTGATCGAATTCCACCCGCAGAGTTTCTCCGTCGGTGCTGATTCTGAGAATAAAGGTCACGCCGCCCACGGTGAGGGAGTCAATGGAGCGATAAAGAAGCTGCATGGCTCACCTCACTGAAGAAGAATGAACAAGTCCCCGTCGGCGAGGGTATCGGGAAGCTCGGTGCCGTAGCCGATGTTGCGCACGGTCAGCTTCCCGGTGCTGTCCTTTGCCGCCGTCAGGGCACCGGTCATGACGCCGCCGGATCGCTTCAGAAAACCGTCCGCGGGGGTACCGCCCAGAGAATTGGCGTTCTGTGCCGTTTCCACGGTACTCAGCGCATCCACGGCACTGGTGACATAGCCGCATTTTGTCCGATCACTGCGGGTGTCCGTGATCATCGCCGCCGTGATTTCGGCGGAACCGGCGGGAATCACCGCCTCACCCAGCACCAGATCCTTTACCAGTTCCGTATCCAAAGCGCCGCCCTCGGTTGCCGTAAGGGTGAATTCCCCGGCGGCAAGATTGAGACGGAGCAGAATTTTCCAGGAGCCGGGGGTGAGAGTCAGGGAAAGTGCCTCCTTCTGCCACGCCATGTAGCCGCGGATCCACCCGATGCCCGCACCCACGGTGACTGCCATACCGCCTCCCGCTGAAACGCCGAAGCTGTCGCCCAGCACACCGTCCTTATAGAAGCTCTCGATCATTTTCGCAAAGAACGCCGCATCCACCGCCTTGTCGCCGCGGGGAAAGCCGTTCACGGTCTCCACAACGGAGGTGGAATCGAACATCCCTCCGCAGACCGCTTTGCTGATATCTGCCATTGATTTCCTCCTTATCATAATCCGAACACCGGGTATACCGATGTTCTTCCGTTTTCCGTAACCCAGTCCACCTGAGTCAGCGGGAGCGCTACCTGCACGCCCAGTTCTTCGTCCACGACATCGCACACGTCTCCCAGACGGTAATCCACACCGTAAACCGGGAGCGCATCGCTGTCGATCTCCGCACTGACCGCAAATTCTTCCGGGTGCTTCGCCAGAATTCCGTATCCGCGCCTGAGCAGTGCCCCGCGGTATTCCTCCTCGGTTTCAAAGGCTCCGGGTGCGATATCCGCCGCCTTCTGATGCATTTCCCGCAGCTCAGCCCCTCCTGACAGATCTGCCAGCACCACGGTTCCGTCACTGCCCTCCACGTACACGGCGTTTTTCATCCCGGAGGAGTCCCGCTTTGTCCCGATGGAGAAAATATTCCCGAAGGATGCGGAGAAAATCACGCCGCTCAGGCTTCTGCCCTGCACAACAGAGAATTCGGGCACGTCGTCATGACTCAGATTTACCCTGAAGGATGCGCCGTAGGGACGGAGTACCGTGTACAGCCAGTCGGACATCTGCTCCCATCCGGCAGTGAGAGTGACCTGCTCCGGGATTTGAGCCTGATCTTCCCCGATCCTCACCGGGGACTGCCGCAGATTGCCGAGGACAGCGTCCAGCACCGCCTCCGTCACCGTACCGCTGTGGGTCCCGCTCATCAGAACCCGGTCGTCGAGGAGGCACTCCAGAAACCGCCCGCCCATCTCGCAGTCCCCGTCGGTGTCGGCGCGGAGATATTCGATCCGTCCGCAGAACACCTGCCCGGCGGAATTCACACCGCTCCGCACATAGGAGGCTCCGCCGATCCGCTTCACCAGCTCACGGGGAAAGTGGAACGTGAACGTTCCCGGCTCGAAATACCGCTCCGACCACACCACGGAGGTCATGTCCTCCACGGGACCTTCCACGATCCGGAAGTTTTCGTCAAGAAAATACAACTCCGTCATGGCAGCCTCACATTCCGTAGTAGGCGGGGACATACTCGATCTCGCAGTCCACGTATTCACCGCCGCTGTCGCAGGTCACAGACAGCTGTGTCACACCCTTCGGCAGACTGAAGAAGGTGCTGTCCCGCTCAAAGGTAAAGCAGCGGACACCGTTCAGGGTGATATTCTTCCGTCTCGGGCGGGTGTCGATGATCAGCTCATCCCCCGCAGACAGTGTGAGCGGACAGCGGATGAACCTGTCCCCGCATCGCAGACCGGGATTGACCACATCTCCGCCCGCCGCACGGATTTTCGCCAGAATCCCGCAGGAAGTATCCCCGGGATTTTCCGCCGATGTGCTGTCCGTGGTCCGGTACATCCCGGAAACCGTGCCCGCCCCCGCCATGAAATTCATGGGAAAGGTGAGCATGGGAGAGGCATCCCGGAACCGTACGATTCTGCTGTCGTAATCCCGGAAGAATACTTGAGGTGCGATAAAGTGCAGTGTCACTTCCACCCAGTCAGAGAAGGATGCGCGGACAAACTCCTGCTCGTCGGCAGGGATGACCTCGATGGTTCTGTGCACCCCGAACAGGGTCACATCCAGCTCCCCATCCGCTTCCGGAGACATCATGGAGATGATCTTCCGTCGGATTCTCTCACGCTCCTCCCCGATTGCGGCGATTTCAAAGGTCAGGGACAGCTCACGCTCCGCAAACCGCCGTGTCCGCGCATAGCCCCCGTGAGATGCGGCGTAGGAGCTGATTTTTACATCAAATCCGGTGCAGTCGAAGCCGTGAAGCCCGTCCTCCACCAGTCTGCACGCACCATCCGGAGCGATTTCCAGCCGCTGACCGCCGCTTGTATAGATGATTTTATAACTGTTCACAGCCGCATTGCCGCCTCACTTTCTCTCTTGATTCTCCGCGCGGTCTGATAGGGGGAGGTATCGCTGTCCCGGAGATAGATGTGCTGATTCACGGTTCCGCCCCGGGACTGGGGGATCAGCCGCTCTCTGGCACCGCTGTACACCGATGACACCGCACCGTTCACGAAGGAGGCACCGCCGGTGATGCCCTCCGCGATCCCACGGGAAATCATCACGCCCACCTCATCCCGCATCAGCGCGGACGGGGAGCTGATTCTGAAATGCTCCTTGACGGCGTTTTCCGTCTGTCGGGATACCTCGCGGATGGCGGATACCACCTCCGCACCTGCCTGACGCACCCCCTGGGCAATACCGCTCATCATGTTCTGCCCAACGGATGCCCAGCTCATACCGTCAAGGGCTCCTCGCGCCTGAGCCGCCATTTCCCGGACAGCCCCGGTCACGCCCGTACTGCCCTGACGCATACCGCCGGCCAGTCCGGTCATGGCATCAAATCCCGCCTGTGTCCATCCCGCTCCGGTGAATGCACCGATTCCGCCGGCTGCCGCACCTGCCAGAATACTGCGCAGATTCTCCGCCATGGATGACGCCGCCTGGGTGATTCCCATGAAAGCACCCGCCATGCTGTTTCCGATGCCCGCACCGGCAAGGGATGATGTCAGGGATGCGTTCAGGCGGGTGCCCAGCGTCATGATCTGGTTTTCCAGCTGTACAGCCGATGCCGCAAATGCCGCCGTATCCAGCCGCACACCGATGACTACCGATCCGTCTGCCATTGTTCATTCCTCCTTTATTCCTGATTTCCTGTGTCCGGGAGACTGTGATTCCGTCCCAGACGTATTTTCGCTCGGGCTCTCCGCAGTTTTCTCCGGACTCTGTCGTCCTCAATGCGGCTCAGATCCATGGAACGCAGCTCCACGCGGCTCATGAACTCCGTATCCGCCGGCAGGGAGCGGAGCAGTGCCATGAACTTCCACCAGTGGAGGGATACCGCCGTCAGATCCAGCCCGTAGGACCGGTAAAATCCCGCGTAAATGGCATCCCCGTCCTCGAGGAAGTCGAACACCGCCTCCCCGCCCGATTCCGATACCCCTGCCCCGCAGGATGCAAAGTACAGAATCGCCCGCGCCAGTCCGTCCTTGTTCTCCGGAATCGTCTCCATGCCTGCGATTTTTGCCGCCAGACTCAGCTTCCGCTCGAAGGGAAGCATCTCCTCCCCGAACAGCTTCGTGATCAGGATCCACCGGCGGAAATCCGTATTGACGGCATAAGCAGCCCCGTCCACGGTGATTTCCTCCGGCAGACCCCGTACAAGATCCAGCATCCTTACGCGGAAGCGATGTTTTCCAGAGTGCCCAGATACTTTTCCTCAATATCCCGGCACATGGCGGAAAATGCCTCCACCTGACGGTTCACGAACACGATGAAATCCACATAGCGCATCGTGTACTGCTCCGCGGAACGGCGCTGACCGCAGATGGCATCCCCCGCACCCTCGCCGAAGATGCTGTCGAAAAATCTGCCGATCATGGCGCAGTGATTCTCAATGGTGTCGCCCACGCCCTCACCGGATTCCGCACCGCCGCACTCCCCGCAGAGAGATGCCAGTGCCCCGTTCAGCTTCCGCATGGATTCGCTTTCGCTGACGTCAAAGAAGTATTCCCGCCCGCCTGTTTTCCAGATATGTTCCATTCCCAGTCTCCTTTCAGACTACAGTATTCTGATAATTCTGTTTATGATAATTGAATTTATATTACACCGTGAAGGTGCCGGTGGACTTGACGAAGGTGCCCGTTACAATGTCGCCCACCGCCTTCATGGTACCGGTGTATACCAGCGCGTCCGTACCCTCGCCGCATTCATCGGGAATCACGGAATAGGAACGCTTCACGGCGCGGTATACCCCGGAAGTTTCGGTTTCGTCGAACAGATCCACGCAGAGAATCTCCACTCTCGCATCCTCGCCCACCAGTTCCCGATCGGTGATGCCGCGGATCTTCTCGATGGCGGGATTGCCGCCGTATACCTCGAATTCATAATCGATCACGGGCGCATACCCGGTCACATCGGTGCGCTTGGTGATCTCATGGATGTAGCGCCGCTGGTAGCTGACCGCGTTCTTGGACTCGGTAAAGGATGTGAAGCCCTCACCGATGAGAGTCCACACAGGCTGATCTGCGGTGCCGGTGTTGATGTAATGCTGTCTGTCCGCTCTTTTGATAATTGCCATGTTTTTCCTCCGTTCAGTTTGATTTGAAGTATCTCAGCACATACGAAGCACGGTATTCTTCCTCACCGTTGTCGTAGATTGCCGATTTGGATGCCCCGGATGTGACGGTGATGTCCCCGTTTCCGGTGTCAATATAATCGCTGACTGCCGCGAAGAACGCCGCCGCATCCAGCCTGTCTCCCACAGTGCGGCCATCACACCGGATGCGGATTTCAAAAGGTACCGCCATGATCCGGGATCCGTCCACGTAGGTTTTCTCCACTCCGCCCCCGGTGATCCACAGGGATGCACATCCCTCACGCCACGTCTCCGGTACGAAGGTCACGCCCGGAATCCCGGCGCTCAGGTATCCGCACAGGAATTCGGGGATTCTGTTTTCATCCATTCCGCACACTCCTTTCCGCTGTCCGCCCGGTCAGGACATCCGCAGCCGCCATGCGCCACTGCTCCATGTCCTTTGCCTTTGCCGCCTCAAACCACCGGGATGTGGCATGAGGATGGTATTTCTTCCCGAAACTGCGGGAGGCGTAGTAGCATTCCGCCGCATGGGGTGCCGACCATGTAACCGATCCCTGCAGACCCGCACCGGATGTGTGTCCCGAGCGGCACAGCTGACCGGTGCGGTAGGGCACGAAGGGCTCGCAGGACTTCAGTACCGCCGACTCCACGGCACGGACGGCGCCGGGCAGATATTTTTCCAGATCCGACCGGAGCATTGGGATGTTCCGGTCCACGGTAAACACAATCATGCTCACCTCAGCTTCAGGCGGATGTGCCCGATCCCATGCTCCCCGGCGAAATATCCCGCTTCCGCCACACGGAGAATCCGCTCGTCCCCGCTGCCGCCGTGCAGTACCGCAAAATCCCCGTATTTGGGCACGGGCATCGGACATTCCTCACCGTCCGCATCCGTACAGCGGCTCTTTCCGGGGAAGAAATACACCGTGGTCACGCCGTTCTCGGTCATGTCCGGATCCACAGCGAATACTTCCCTGACCAGGACTCCGGTGAGAGTGTAGTCCGCGAAAGTCTCCCCGTCCGTGAGCTTTCGGTAAATGACCGTTTCTCTGATAAAATCCTTCATGTCACACCCACCTGCAGAGAAGCTCCGCGTTTCTCAGCACAGCCAGCGCTTCCGGTGCAATCGCTCTGCCGCTGACGGTCACGCCGCCGGTACATTCCCCGTAGGTGATGCTCACATCCCCCACGGAACGGCTTTTCACCGCCATGCCGCCGTCGGATTCCTCAAATTTCAGCTGAATCTCCGCTGCCTGAGCCATGGCACGCTTCTGTTCCGCCGTCATCCCGCTCTCCCCCCTGGGATAGATGAGGGAGAGCAGTGCGGCGTGAACGGTATGAATGTCGCTCATATCGTTCCTCCCGCCCTATCAGGTGAGATAACGGACCGCCAGTTCGGGATAGATGGTCTCGAAGGCGTAAAGAACATCCATGGAGAGCATCTCACGCTTGTACTGCATATCGTAGCCGCGCACCACACGGAGAGAAATGCCGTTGTAGGTGGTGACGTAGGATTCCACGCCTGCGGGAGTCTGGAGAGGTCTGGTGATGAACGCAAACGCATCGGGATGGAATACCAGGTTCGCATCATGTGCGCCGATGACTTCCACGGAATCGGAGGTGGATACGGTCACGGCGGGAGCAACCTTCACGGCAGTTCCGGCGGATGCGGACAGTGCGGTGTCCTCCCTGACGGTGACGGTCGCAGAGCCGATCTTCAGGAGGTCACCGTGCTTGAGATTTCCCGCCGCGGATGCCCTGAGCATAATTTCGGTGACGTTTTCCCCGTTAGCGGCAACGGTGAGAGTGCCGGTGAAGGAAGGCTCATGCTTGCATACCGCCTGAGACATATAGTTTTCGATGCCGAACACCTTGCCGATGGAGCCGGTACGGAGCGCCGCAGAGGATCCGGACTTTTCCGCGTTGACCAGTGCGGGAATCTGCTTCAGGGATGCGGTAGCCTTGGGGGACCACACCGCGCATCTTCTGCCTGCGGGAACGCGGTTTTCGTCAAGGATGCAGGAGGCATTGGCGAGGGTATCCAGACCGGTGGGAAGTGCACCCGCAGTACCCGCCATATAGGGAATATCGCGGTACAGCTCCAGACCCTCCGCGTTGATCTTCTCGGCCAGAGCCGCAGCCGCCGGTTCAATGAACAGCTTCACGATGGAGTCGAAATCGCAGGCCGCCTCGATGGCATCCACCTGCATATCCACGGTCGCCAGATGATCCAGCTTGATGTCCACGGTGTTCTTCTGCATATTCTGGGGAGTCACGCCGCTGGACTTGTCAAATTCCTCCGCCTGCAGGAAGACGGGGCATCTGACGGACACGGTGTCGCCCTGCTTGGAGGCAGCACTGCCGTCAATGTTCTCCTTGTACACAAGATTGGGAAATACCAGATTGTCGATCAGTCTGGGCAGAGTCTCCCTCGCGATCTGCTTTACGGAAATATCAAACTTTGCCATTGTTACAGTTCCTTTCTGTCAGTTAATTTTGATGTGTTTTTCAGTAAACGAATTTTCAGCTTTCCCCGCGACCGGGGCTCACTTCATCTTACGCACGGTGCGGTAGTACTCCCTGTCATCCATGCTGTCGGTATCGGGGACATCCCTGCCGTGCGGGGCACCCCATTTCACGGGAAGGGGATCCGCCTGAGGCGCCGCCGCTTCAAACAGATACGGATCGGATTCCCTCAGCGCCGTGATCTGCTCCGCGATGCCGTGAACACCGTCCTCGTCCACGGTGATTTTCTCCGGATCCAGAACCTTTTCCATCAGAGCGCGGTTCTTCACACCCGCCCTGTCCAGTTCACGCTCCAGAGCGAAATTCTTCTTCATGGCAGTGATTTTGCCGTCGTACTCGGCGCGGACGGAACCGAGATCGCCCATTTCCACACCGGCTTCGGTGCATCTGATCATCAGTTCCTCAAAGCTCAGCCTGCCCTCGCCGAACAATTCCTTCAGATCCATGCTGTCACCTCCTTTCCGTGATTACAGAATCCACTTGGCGCGGAATTCCTCCGCGGTCATCACGCCCGCCTGCACTTCGGAAAGATCCCTTGCACGTTCGCTGTCGGAATCCGCGAAGTAGGCGTCGTCAAACACCAGACGGATCGGGGCATCCCTGTCCGCGGGAATGTGATACAGATTCGCACCCATCCACAGAAGTGCGCGGATCACGCGGCGAACAAACCGCTCCACATTCTTCTGATGCTTCACCGCATTCTGGCGCATATCCTGTCTTTCACCCATGTACTGGGTCGCGGTCAGCTTGGCACGTCCGTCAGACGCTGAGAAAGCGTAGTGATGGCATCCCAGACCGCACCGGAAGGACAGATAATTCAGCTGAGCCTGTACGGCTTCGGCGTTTTCCACGGTCCGCAGATCGGGATTGTGCTCCGTGATCATGGGATTGTCGCTGAAATCCCCGTCACCCAGAGTCACAAACAGCTGCTGTGCCACATCGTCCGGCGTGAACACATTGCCGTGCTCATCCCGGCTCACCAGGGACTGGCTGATGAACACCTTCTTCCCGCCCAGCTTCAGGTCGCGGCAGAAATTGTTGAAAGCAAGATCCACGCCCTTGAGACAGTCCTCGGCATCGTGGAAGACCGATACCCCCATGCCGCATCCCGGATCCACCGGATTGATGATATTGGGAGTCAGAACGGCGAACAGCGGGATGGGAGAACCGGTGCGGATCACCTCATCGCAGCGGCCCATGGCCTTCTTCACCAGCCTGCCGTTTTCACGGGAGAAAAACTCGTTGCGAATCACATAGCCGTCCTCCTCCAGACGGTGGGTTTCCATATAGACATACGGCTCACCCCGGTATACACCCTCGGAGACAAAGGCCGCTTCGGTGATCTCCCCGTTCTTCACGCTGAGTGGGATGATGTGCCCGGCATCCACCCATTCCATCTCCACTCCGGAGCCGACGGGAGCAAGTGCCCCTTTTTCATCGGTCTTTCCCCGGATTCTCAGAATCACAGCACCGGTGCCCACCGCGAAGGCTCGTTCTATGAGCTGATTGGCACGGGTAAAGAAATCGTTTTCCTCAAATACCCCGCGCACGAAGGCATCCCCCGCCTCATCCTCCACGAGAAAGCCGCAGCGGTCGTTGAGAAGCAGCGCCGCCCAGTCCTCGCAGATTTTCTTCGCCATGTTCATCCGGTAGAGGGATCGCTTCACGGCACCTCCCGCCGGGGTATGCTCATAATAATCGTGGAAGGACCGGCAATGCCCCCGCCACCACGAATCCCACCGGGCAATCTCGGAATACATGGGACTTACTCCCGCGCCCAGCAGTTCAAAAATTTCCTGTTCCATTGTACCTCCTGAAATATTACAGCCAAACTGATCAATCCTGCATCCCGCACTCATCGGAGCGCCCCCATGTACCGCTCAATGGAGTACTCGAAGGCGTCGAGGATGTCGATGTCCGTTGAGAAGTTGTCCAGACGCTTGTCACCGTCGGCTTTTTCATCCCAGACCGCCGAGGCAAGTCCCGCTTTCAGAAGAACACAGTCCTTCGTCAGCCGGAACCGCCCCGAGGTCATCAGCGTGTTCACAAATGCAATACGATCCGCGATGGGACGCTTGGCACAGTCCATGACCCTCACTGTTCTGTCTTTTTCCTGCAGGTATCGCCGCAGTCCGTTGATCAGATATTGTGCCTCGCTGTCCGCGAATACGTATTTCACCCGCACGCCGGGATATCGCTGCCGCAGATTGTCCAGAAAACGCCCGAACTCCCCGTTGATCCGGGAAGAGTCGACCTCGCCCTTTCCGCCGGCAACAGCGTGCTCTCCCACAACGGCAATTCCGCGGGATCCGAGAAACGCCGTCGCCGCAAAGGTGGTGCGGGATCGGTTGCCCCCGAAGTCCACGCCGATGTTGATGAAGTCAATGGCTGAAGCTTTTACCTCATCCGCAGTGAACTTTGCCGGATCGTCTGCGAAGGTGCGGTAAATCAGCCCCTCCGCTGCGCACCGCTGTCCCAGAATGTCCCGCCGGTACCACACCGTTGACGGATCGTACTGTGCCGTGATCTCGCGGATTCTCTCCTCCGAGATCACCGGGTTGTCGAAAATCGTGAAGTGTGCGTAGTTGTAGTACCCCGGATTTTCTTCCGCCGCCGCATCGTACCGGTCCAGATACTCCGTGTAAATGAAGGACGATGGGGATGATGGGTTCAGATCCCAGAAAATCCGCCTGTCCTTTGCCGCCAGCTGACGGTTGAAGGCCTCCTTGATAATGGAGTCCGCATGAAGATTGATCTCCGTGGCGATCCACATTCCGTATGAGTTGCCGCGGATCTTCTTGTAGCTGTCCGCGTTCTTTCCTCCGGCAAAAATCACAATCCTCTCGCCTGCCTTCGTCTGCACCGCGAGGGCCTCGTTGTCCCGGTACCTCGTCCAGCGGCATCGGCCCCGGAAAATGTGCTCAAGCCCAAGCCCGTTGCACTCGCCGATGTTCATTTTGGCATTCCCCAGCGTGGAGCCCGTGGCGAGATGGAACCGGTCGGGAGCGTTTTCCAGAAGCGCCGCGAACACAAATACATTGTCCACGGTCTTCCCCGCTCTCACCGCCCCTTCCGCTACATTGATCACCGAGGTGTACGCCCGCCTCATGTACGCCCGATGACGCTCCCCGAAGATGAAATTCATTCCCCCTCTCCGGTGCCGAAGATTTCCTCACGGATCGCGGTCAGACTCAGGGGCGGCCCCAGGGGACTCTCGGAAGCGGCTCCGCGGTTCTTGCCGCAGATTTCAAAATACAGCTTCATCGCCTGAACGCTCCCGTCCCCGATTTCACTGAGCAGGGATGCCCACACATAGGGTGCTCTTGCTTCGGAGACACCCCGTGCCAGCGTCATCACATATTCCGTGAACCGCCCGTCCCGGATCCATCCGATGAATTCCTCGTCGGTGACGGCGTATTCCGCCAGAATTTCGTCCAGGGATTTCCCTGACCGCACCATGGCGTATGCCACATCACACCGGCGCTTGTCCGTTTCCCGTTCTGCGGGATTTCTGTTTTCCGTATTCAC